ACCTGCATGAGTTTTCATTTTTATGTAACAACATCCTTTTGATCTAACATCAAAATGAATACCTTTTGCGTACCTATCTTCAAATTTACATTTTTTTCTTATTTGAAGTTCTTCTTTATCTCTATATTTAGCCATATCTTCTCCTCCTTGGTTAGAACATTGTGTAAAGTAAACCACCCATCATAAGTAAAAATACTTTAGGTGAAATTAACATTACTATTAATAATAAAAAAAAATAAAAAACGTTTTTGTTATACATCTACAACACTCGCTCTCTTATCTTCTTCGTCTTGGATTGCAGCTATCTCTGAATAAACTAAATCAGATGCTACATACTCATTGATTGGATATACAGGATGACTCCATTCAAATTCTAATCGCACAGTTGCTAGTCTGGTACGTTGATCTTTGAAATGTTGGTCCTCAACATCCATACCTTTACCGTTAGGTGTTAGGTGTTGCGTCTTAGATAAAATAGAATCCATCTTTTTGATAAATTCTACAAACTCTGGAGACTTAGAAAAAATATTAATTTTTTGCACGGATCCCCCAAAGTTCAAATTTAGTTATGACATGACTTAAAATTTCATGGAACTTTACTTTTCCTTCGGTAATATCGTCCAAAGGAATTTTTTTGTAAAAATCTCCATTAACTTTAAGTAACAACACTCTTGTTTTTTCACTGAATGAAACTGTAAAATTATTTTCAGTCTCAGTTGATTTAGGTTTTACTTCCCATTCGGGCCTTAAAACCAAAGCCTCCTGCAAGTTTTCATCAGTGCTCGCAGAAGCTTTTGTTTTATCTTCATTCATGATATCCTCTTTGTTAGTATTCATTGAAACATATATAAGTATTTTAATGGGATATGCAAGTAAATAATAAGCTAGGATAATATAGGATAAATATGAAATTTTTATTGGTTTTACATCTTTGTAGTTTTATTACACAGACCTGCCCAAATATGATGTATCCACAAGGAACTTATGATACTTGGTCAGATTGTGCTGCTGCAGGTTATATTTTATCTGGAGAATATTTTAGTCAATTTGATAAAAACGTTGTAAATGAACAAAAATTAGCTATAAAATTTGAATGTAAAGATCTTGACATAACTTAGTCACTAGTTGCATTAACCACTTAAATTGATATATAATACCACATGAAGCTATATCGCGTCCAAGCAAAATATAAAAATATATATATTGATGAGATGCTTGAGGCTGAGAACGATAAAGCCGTCCTTGAGGATTTTGTAAAGAAGGTTGACTCAGGGGATGTAACTGAGAAAGAAGGTGCTGGGTTTGAAAATCCAGATATTCTTTTCTTAACCTTTGAGGAGGTTGATCGAGATGCAACTACAAAAGTTAATATCGGAGAAACTTCAGTTGGAGTCCAAATGGGCCAGCAAAGCGTTGGAACAGGGAAGAGTAACTCCTGATATGAAGTGGATTGATATAGAAATCAAAGGTCTTAGAAAAAAGATCAATGATCAGAGTGTTGAAGACGCTAAAAAAGGTCTTCTAGATATAGCTAGTTAATTTTAATCTAGCTTAAAAAAAATTAAAGTTTACTCTAAGCCTTCTGCGCTCTAAATTATTCTTTGGCCTCACCCCAAGATCTACCAAGTGCGATATCTACTTTGGATGGTACTTTTAATGTATCGATAGCATTCTCCATTAAATTTTTTACAGCAAGAATGTCAGATTCTTCGTTAATTGAAAAACAAAGTTCATCATGAATTTGTAGTAATGGTTTAAACCCTGCTTTGTAACAATTTATCATTGCCTGTTTTGTTTGGTCTGCAGCAGATCCTTGAATTAATCTGTTTAAAGCTTTGTATGTGAAAGCTCTTCTAATGTTGTTTCCATAAACCGCCTTAGCCTCTGCGTATTGCATGGCCTTGTTCATTCCGAAGGTAGCAGGCTCCCACATGTCAAATCGGCATTTACGGCCACCCACTGTTCGAATAAAACCAAACTTTGAGGCACTGTTGGTTACTTCAGTAGTCAATCTTTTTACAAACGGAACTCTTTCGCCATACTGTCTTAACAAAGCTTCAGCTCTATCTTTATTTATACCTAATTCCTTACCCAACTTAGCTTTACCCATACCATAGAATAGACCTAAGTTAATTGTTTTAGCTTGAGTTCTAGTAATACCCGCCATCTCAGCTACAATTTGGTGAAAGTCTGCAGCCTCATTTTTATAAGCTTCAATGAACTCCGCTGCACCTTCAAAGTGGTCATTGACAGATGCAGCGTAGTGAGCAACAAGCCTAGGCTCTTGTTGTGAGTAGTCAAAACTACCCCATTGTTTGCCTTCTTCAGGCAAGAACAAACTTCTAATTTTATCTCCATACTCCTTATTTCTTGCAGGGATCTGTTGCAGGTTGGGATTAGAGTATGATAAACGTCCTGAAACAGTTCCACCTTGGTCAGATCTTAGTTGATTTATTTCAGAATGTATTCTACCTTTGTGAACATAACGTTGAATGGAGTCTATGAATGTTGAATGAAATTTATTTATTTCTCTTGCTTGTCTTATTAGTTGCGCTATTGGGTTATCACAATTTACTAACCAGTTTTGTGTAAAGCTTGGTTCTCCGGTTTTCGGTGTCCGTGGGTACTCCACACCTATCCTGTCAAACACTTGCGCCACTGATCTTCCCGCCCAAATATCTACACCTAATGTAGTTTGTTTTTTAATATCATGTAAAATTGTTTTTTCTTTAGCTACAAATTCTTTTTTTAAACTTCTAGCCTTCTCTTCATCAACTCTTATACCTCTTCTTCTAGTATCAATTAAAATAGGCAATAATTCCATCTCCATTTCCCACACATCGTGTAGGGACTGCTTAGATAGCTCTGTTTTTAGCACTTGCCATAAACGTAAGGTTAGACCTGCATCTTGCTCAGCATAGAAGCCTACGTAGCCCGCAGGCAGCCTCCACATGTCAGCTTTTGGGTCAATTCCCCATTCTTTTGCTTTTTCATTCAAAAACGTTTCATTTTTAATTTCACCTAAATAATCTTTAGCACAAGCATTTAAACTAAAACTAAATCTATTTTCATTTATGATTGCTGCTGCAATCATTGTATCAACTATCTTACCTTTAATCTCAAAACCATTTACAAGCAGCCAACCCACATCATAACTTGCATTATGAAATATTTTAGTAGCGTCTGTTTTTAAAATATCTTGCATCCAAGCCGTGGTGATGGCTAAATCCATATTACCACCAGCATCATGTTGAATTGGAAAGTACCATTGTTGGCCAAGTGCAGCCACAGCAAAACCAACTATCGCACCATCAAAAGTTGCCCATCCTGGTCCTTTAGTTTTTATATTTGGATCTTTAGTCTCCAGGTCAATTGCGATCTCGGTTGCTTTAGATAAGTCTGGGTATTCTGCAGGAGCTACCCAATCACTGTCGTTGTATATAAAATTTAATTGATGAGTCATTAGTTTTTTAATTTATAATCTTGTCCTTCGGTATACAAATTTTGTATTGCTTGAGTCATAGGTATTTTTGTTTCAAATATGTAACAATCACCACAATAATAAATTTGTTTATAAATGATCACTGAACTCATTGTATTACACACTTCACATTTAATTGTTTTATTTTTTCTTTTTTTTGGCATCTCTTAATTTTTGTATTTCTAAATCACAATAGTGTTTAATCTTTTCAAGATCTTCGATACCATTTTTAAATGGATATCTCAAAACATATTTTACAACGTTACCTTGAAAAAATGTAAGTTCATTTTTTGAAATAAATTCATAAGGTTGAATTAAATAGTGTTGATAGTGAGATCCTCCAATTTGCCTGTCTTGTGGAAATGCTTCATCGAACATATTTTTATCTGACATAGTTAGCCTCATATTGTTTATAATATTTTCCTAATGGAAAGTTATATTGATGATAGGTACCCAACAGATGGAGTGTGCTTTTAGATCTAGTAGCACCTGTATACCAAACCCTAAGTTCTTTTACCTTATCTGCTAAATTCTTTTTATCAAAGTGTGATGGAAAATTACATTTGCTCGCCAGGACAACATTGTCTGCCTCACCACCTTTTACCTGGTGTATTGTATCTATTATTATTTTAGGAGGTTGTGATAAATCTACACCTTCCTTCATAAGTTTTTGAAAATATTTTTTATCTTTATCTTTAAATTTTCTTTTAAATACCTCAGTCCAAAGACCCTTTTCGTCTCGCATACCACACCTTAAATGTAATTCATCAAAAGTAAATACTTGATTTGGATGTGCAAAACTCCATTTCTTACTGTCCGTTGACCGGTATCCGTGGTCAATGTTTAATAAAAATTCATACATTGTTGTAGCTTCTTCTCTAGTAATACTGCCGCCTTCGCAAATCTTCTCCCAATAATTTATAGCTGAAAATTGATTAGGATCAAAAGACTTATTATTTTTTTGATCTTGATAATATAAACCTAAACTTTTTGCCTCCTGCTGCAGCTCTTTTTTTACATCATTTATCCTAGCCAACACCATCCAATTGCCATCCATAGTCCAAGGTACTTTTTTTAAACCACCCCATCTGTAAATAGCTCCTTCTTTACCGTTTGAGTGAAATTCTTTCTGAACTCTATTATTACCCATACTATTTAGTAAACATTTGGAGAAGAAATGTATGTTTTTGTTCAGTCTTACTGACTTTTTTAACACTAAAGTTTTACCTGGAAAGTTTTGAAATAGGTCAACATCTGCACCATTCCATTCATATATTGCTTGGTCATCATCACCTGCAATGTAAACTCTCTCCACTGCACCTGCTATCTTTACAACCATGTCCCATTGCAGCGGTGTTAGATCCTGAGCTTCATCAACCATTAAAATTTTAAAAGGAATAACTAGGCCATCCTTAATAAACTTTTCTACCATGTCGGTGAAGTCTAACCTGTCCGCTGTTCGGTGGCCACTTTCCATCTCCATTGTTTTAAATTCTTTGTAACCTGAAATAATAGATTTAAACTGTTGCAGCCTTACAGATTTTCTAGTTTGTTGTTTATACAACCACACAGGATCTACTTTCATGTTCCTTGCTCTGTCGTATATTTGAAGTGACCAATTATTATAAACTTTTGCATCGTCATAATTATCTTTGTAACCAACCTTTACAGTTCCATATTGAGTGTGAAACATTAGCAGGTCTGCCTTTGGATCTAATACGGGAATTTCAGCAAACTGTTGTCTTGCCAGAGAATGTAGTGTTCTAAAATATGAGAAAGCATCTTCATCATAACCTTTAAACTTTTGTCGAACTCTTGCAACACATTCATTAACAGCTTTGTTGGTGAATGATACGTAACAAATCTCGTCTGGTGAATAACCTTTTTCTAAATATCTTTTAACTCTCTTAAGTAAGTTTTCAGTCTTACCTGTTCCTGGAGGTCCAAATATTTTAATTGTCTTCCCACGCAGCTTTTGCTTTAACAAATTTGACATCTTTATTTCTGTGCTCACTTTGTTTTGGTAGTTCTACCAACCAATGCCTAGACTGTATGCCTTTAAACTTAGACTTGGGTTGTGCACCACCTGTTTCTAAAAATTTTGTACATTCTTTTTCGTTCCAATTATAACCCATTTTTTTCATAAAGTTTTTAAAGGTTTCTAATTTAAATCTCATCTCCACATCATCTTTCCAAATATTTCCAGAATCAATTTGATCAAACTCAGTAGTATCTTCGACATCTTCTAAGAACCTAGACATTCTAGAATTAAATACATCTACTAATTCCTCTACACCATCAAAGCCCTCCATGTCGTGCTTGTTAGACATTAACTCTTCAAGCCAATCTCTATACGGATCTGGATCTCTTTTAGTTGGTTTCAAAGATCTCCATACTATATCGTAATTTAACAATGCTTCTCCTAACAACTGTTGTTGGTATAGCTGCTTTGTTGATAATCTAATTGATTTACCTTGAATAGGAAGTATCCAATAAGGTTCTGGGTATGAATTTATTTTTGTAAGTTTTCCAACTTCAGGTAAAGCCTCATTCTTACCAATACCATGTGCACGTCTTAAACAAGTTGCAGAGGAACAGTGCATTCGTGCAATAGATGTTTTACATTTGTAAGTATATTCTTTGTTTTCAACACCTTTAAAAATATTGTTTAACTCCTGCGGGTGGAGTGGTTCACTACAAACTTTAGACATCATGTTACGAGTCCAATCTTCGTACATAACAGGATCTGGATTTATTTTTTTACCTAGTACAGCTACATTAAACATAGCATCATTACGACCTTCACCTTTCGTAACTTTATTTTTCATAAAATTAACTACACAAGGTGGGTAGTCTTTTGTTTCATCGTCTTGAAATACTTTTAATTTTTTAAACTGTGCTGGTGTTAATCTATATTGAGATATAAATTTAAACAGATCCTCTAATTTAATTGAGTTTGCCTCATCATCCATACAAACTCTTGTCGTCATGTGTGCTTTTTGGTATGGAAGATTTACAAAATTACCTTTATGTTTATCTTCCCATTTTACAGGAGTTAGATCTACTTCATCTTGTGCAGGATAAATATCTGTTTTTGTATCATTGACTCCTAAGTCTGAAGCCAACTCAATTAATTTTTTACGCATTGAAGATGCAGCAACTACACCATCAATAAATAAAATTAAATGGAGTCCGTTGGATTTTGATCTGAACGGGATGAGTGGGTATTTCCTTTTCCGTATAACTGATATAACTTCCTTATGTTGTATATTGTAGCGATCAACATCGATGACCCCCCAACTACATGTATTATCATCTCTGATAGGGACACTTCCATAATATTTTTCTCCTTTTAAATGTTGTAACCAATCATTCCTGGTCATGGGTTTAGGTTCAACCCAATGTCTGAATTCTTGTTTACCGTCACGATCACGTTTCTGACCTAAAGGTACGGAATTGCCAAAATATGTAGTAGAGCCCTGGAAGAGTTCTACAAACTCCTCCAGGGTCTTGTCAAGTATCTCCATCGTTAGAATGGAGATTTTTCTGTTTTTTCTTCGTTGGAGTGGCTTGCTCTCACTGCACCTTTTTTACACGACTCATAAAAGTCAAAGGCTGCTTTGATTGTTTCCTCGCTCGCAACTTGGCCGATGTGCTCTATTTCCCAACCATACCAAGAACCTAAATTGTTTTTCTCCAATACAGTTTTTAGTTTGTAGGATTGAGTAAACGGTGCAGGTCTAAAGAAACCTTTACCATCTTTTTTCTTTGCTCTTAGAGACATCATCATAGAATTCCACTTTTTAGATTTTTTTCTTTGAGTAGATTTCATTGTGATTAAAGCCGTAGAAGATTTATCTTCCTCCACCACCATTACATAGTGTGAAGCAGTTTCTTCTACATAGTTACCATTTTCTAACCTATCTTTACCATCATCACCTCTATTTGTTTTAGACATGATATCAGAATCAGAAGGGTAGACATTAACTGGAGCAACAGCACCTTTATCTCTGTCTTTCCATTCAATGTACTCGAGTTTATAGAAACAAGGTATGACATCCATACCTTCAGATCCATTATATAACTCGTTTGTTACCGTGTTGTAGATCATTCCTGGTCTTGCCTTTTCATTAAATTGGCTATCACCTTGTGTAACTTGAGGAGATAATTGTCCAAGAACTTTTAGAAATGGTAACGCTAAACTTTTTGAATCTACGTTATCAAATCCTTCATCAGCGAATTGCTCAATATTAATTGCAGCAACTGCACCGGCTTCTTTTTTAATCGCTACTTCGTCCGATTGTCCGTCTTTTATTTTCATGTTATTACCTATTATTTGTTAGTTATTTTCGTTTTATTTGCGATGTATACACCGAACAAATCAAATGGTAATTGCTTACCACCTTCAACTTGTTCTTTAACAAACGCCTTTAAAGTCATAGGTTCAACTTTTTCTTTTTTATTATAGTTGAAATTAAACTTTTCACACACGCTTATTAATTCAGAGACTTGGTTGTCTTGTCCTCTACCAAATGATGCTGTAACGGTATTCTTTATTAGATCTTCAAACCCGTTATGTCTCAAATAGCCAAAGGCTTCCTCAATCCGTGACTCAGGAATTTTTGCTGCATAAAATGGTTTTACTTCTACAGTAGATCCATCACTTAACTTCAGCAAAGATACACCAGCTTCCTGCATCATCTCTGGAATTGTTCTCTCCTCTAAATCACGAGCTTTGTTTTTTAGAGTAGATAATTTTTCTTCTTCATCTTCGATTTGTTTTCGGAGACTTTTTAGTTCATTACATTTATCTGAAATAGACTTAACACTATCTTGGCTAAGATCTATATTAGACATTTTTTCAATATCTATTTTTTCCATATTTCCTCCGGTATCGTGATTATTTTATTTTCTTGACCTTTGCAAGTAAAAAAATATATATAATTTAGGATGTGGAAATACCCGTATAAGACTACCCCATACGAGCACCAAAGAAATGCTTTGAATCAATCTGCTGAACAAACTCAGTGGGCTTATTTCATGGAAATGGGTACAGGTAAAACTAAAGTTACCATAGATAATATGGCTTATCTTTTTTTTCAAAGAAAAATAAACTCAGCTTTAATAATTGCACCTAAATCCGTATATCTAAATTGGGAATTAGAAATAGAGATGCACCTTCCAGATGTTTTAAAATATAAAACTTATAAATGGAATATAGACAAACCAAAAGATTATCACGCGTTAAGCGAATTTAAAGATTTAAAAATATTTTTAATTAATGTTGAGGCTTTATCTACTAAGAGAGGCTTTGATGCTTGTGTAGATTATCTCAAGTCAAATAAGTTAAACTTTGTAACGTTGGATGAATCAACCACCATAAAAAATAGATCAGCAAAACGAACAAAGAACATTTTAGCACTACAAAAATTATCGCTGGTAAGGCGTATATTAACAGGATCCCCAATAACAAAATCTCCATTAGATCTTTATACACAATGTCAATTTTTAAGTCCAGAACTATTAGGTTTTTCTAGTTATTTGGCTTTTAGGAACAGATATGCTGAAATGACTGATATCCCAGTCGGTTCTGGAAGATATATAAGTGTGCCTAAATATTACAAAAGACTAGAAGAATTAGAAATAAAAATGAAATATTTTTCAACTAGAATTCGTAAGGATCAGTGCTTAGATTTAAAACCAAAAGTAAGACAAAAAAGATACATTGAATTAGATGGTGAAGGTAAAAGAATTTATGAAAAACTTAGAACTAATGCACTAGCCATTGTTGAAGATAGTACAATATCTTTTTCAAATAAACTAACTGAAATAATTAAACTTCATCAGGTCTGTAATGGTTTTACTAAAAATGATGATGGTGAAATAATGACTTTACATAATTCAAAAGTAAATGCTTTAGATGAAATTTTAGAAGAAACTGATGGAAAAGTAATTATCTGGGCTAATTATATTTATAACATTAAACAACTTATAGATTTTTTAGAAAAGAAATATGGTAAAAAATCTGTTGTTAGTATATATGGTGCTGTAGATGTTCAATCACGTAAAGAAGCTGTTAAAAGAATTCAAGAAGATCCAAACACACGTTTTCTGGTGGGTAATCCAACTACAGGAGGGTTTGGTCTTACTCTTACTGCTGTTAATACCGTTATTTATTTTTCTAATAACTACAACTTAGAAGTGAGAAAACAATCAGAAGACCGTGCTCATAGAATGGGCCAAAAAGGAACTGTTGTTTATATTGATATTGTTGCAAGAAACACATTAGATGAAGCTATTATGAAGTCTTTAACAAGTAAAGGCCAGATTGCAGCCAAAACATTAGGCGAAGAAGATTTAAGAGACTGGCTGCTGTAATTTATTAAATTTCTCTAATCTTCCTAAAAATTTTTCACCATATTCTTTTAAATCAGCCTCTGAGAGTTTAAACTCTTGGTATTTTAAGTCTCTTGTACAAATACTTATTATACCTTGCTCTATGGGGCCGTAATTAGCTGTGTGGGCCAAATAATAAGCACCCAATTGAAATTTATAATCCTCAACCCATTCTTCCCGCTTAGGTTTATTAGATTGTTTCCAATCAATAATGCTTGGTTTTCCGTTTGCAAGTGCTGTTAAATCACAAGTTCCTGCATATTTATTTTGATATTCTAAACTTATTTCGTTACCCCACACCTCTTCAATTTTTACATTATTCAATATAGTTTTTGCCATCATTCTAGGTTTTGCACCTTCCTCCATAGCATTGTAATATCCGTTACCATTTAAAGTATACTCAAGCACTTGATGCATTTCAGTTCCAATGGTGGAGGCTTGCCTCATGATTCGATCAGCTTCATTATTACCAACTTTTCTTCTCCAGTTTTCTAAAAATCTTGTATCTTTTGTTGCACCTAAAATGGTAGTTACACTTGGGACTTTAATGTTATCTACCAAGTATTTTCTTCCTGTTGTGTCTGAGAATCTATTGTAATGTTTGTAAGGATATTTCCTAACTAATTTCATTCGTAGTTAATACTACAAATGGTTAGAAAGTACAGCCATAAATATTGCAAACATACCGCCTACAATAATTTTTTCTATTCTATTTATACGTGCTTCCATCTTATCCATCTTTTCAAAGGTCTGTTTTTGCATTAGCTTACAAATTTTTTCGTGATGATCTATTCTAGCTGATGCAGATTGTTTAGACACGTTTAGCTCCTCTGTTTGCTATTGCTTGTCCTAGATTGTCATCTGGAAACACAGCAGCAAATTGTTGTGGATTCACTTGTCCGGTAGCCGGTTGTGTTGGTGCTTGAGGCATTTGCGCTTGTGGGCCAACTTGATTGACAGGAGCTTCACCTCCTGGTTCAAGTTTATTCGCTTGTGCTGCTGGTAGGAAAGTAGAATTAAATTCTTTTTGTGCTGTAAGACCACCTTCAATAAAGTTTTCCTCTTCCGCTTGTTCTTCTTCATTAGGAGCTTGCATAACTTCTTCATCATACATTTTATTTATTGTTTTCATTGGTACGTTACCTGCGTTCTCTCCAAAGTTTGGTTTTATCATTTCAACATCTTTCATATTAAGATATTCAGTAATTCTTTTAAGATCAATATTTTTTGGATCTACAGGTACAAAATCATCATCATCACCAAAAGCTTTATTCATAAATCTTGCAAACGCTTCTCTCTTAGTTCTTAATCCTGCAAGATAAGCTTTAGGATTTATTATTCCTGCTTGTGTTGTACCAAATGCTTCACCACCATTTAAAATTGCTTTTACTTCTTTAGGAGTAAGTACATCGTTTATTTGTCTTAATAGGTAGGGATCAGCTAAAATTTTACCCGCTCTTAATGCTGTTGCAAATAATACAAATGGAGCAAAAGGACTAGCTGCAGCTGAGCCACCAAAACCTAATGCAACACCTGCAAGTGAGCTAGCACCACCAAGTGTTAACCTTCTTTGAATGAATGAAGATGAATTTGTAATTGGTATGTCAGTCAATCTTTTTGTATATTCAACAAAGTCTTGTAGATGACCTAATGCTGTAGCACCTTTTTGTCCACCACCGTACATCTCTTCAATAAATTTATATACGTCCATTGAAGGATCATCTAATCCTAAGATATCTCTAAATCTTGTTCCATCAAAATCTCTAAAATCATCAGGGCCAAAACGTATACTTGTAACGTCTTCTAACCCGTCTGCAGTTAAACGTGAACTTATATCTCCTCCTTGACTTTTTAATGCATTTTTTATGCCAACATTTTCCATTGCTTCATACATATCATCTACACCATTTTGAAATCTTGGATCAATTTCTAAATTTTTAAAGGCACCATTATCAAAAGGGGCACTAAATGGAACTCTTGCTTTACCAAATATACCAGCGTTAATTGGCTTAGATTTAAAAGAAGACATATAAGCGTTGTGCATAAATCTTGCAACTGATGCTTGATATAATTTTTCTCCTGCAGCAGAGTAACCTTCAAATCCTGGTTGTGCACCAATCATTTTTCTGTATTCCTGAAGAGCTGCTGGACTTCTAGATTTAAATACAGAAGTTTGTATTTTTTCAAATAATTTATCTTTAGGAAGTGTTGCTGCACCTGGAATATTAAACAAAGTTTTTTGTGTAAATAAACTCTTATCGAATTTAGCTAAAGCTCCAATAGCAGTAGTACCCTCCTTACCAGTGTAAAATTTCATAATTCTTGAAAATACTTCATTGGCATCTTTTAATCTTGTATGTAATTGTGAACCAGCATTTATTACTGACTCCATAATTTCTTTACCTTCTTGTGTTTTAGCAATTTTAGCAGCAGCTCTAGCTGATAGTTCTTCTGTAACTTCAACACCTTCTTTTATAATTTGTTCTTCTGTTTCTTTTAACAATGTTTGAAAAGCTTGTTGATTAGTAGGCACATCTCTTACGGCCTCTGCTACTCTTGCAGCGGCTAATTCAGGTGCCATAATTCTTACAGCATCTCCACCACCTAACTCAATCATTCTTTGTTGTAACTCTTTGTTTTGTAACAAAGATGGAACATTTAATTCTTTTAAAAAACCATGAGCATCTTTTTCTAAAGCCTCCCTTATCATGGCAACTGATTTATTAACTGTTTTATATTTTGTTTGTTCCAATGCTTGATTAAGCATCATGGTCATACCCTTATATTGGTTAAAGGTTATTGGTTCTCCTCGTGCTACACCATTTGCAAAACTCATAAATTGAGCTAAAGGATCTGAAAATCCTGCTTGCTCCTCAATTGCTTTTAAGTCGAAAGGTCTTCTTCCAGGTCCAGAAGCTTTATTCATCGCTTGGATGATGTCTGGAAACTGTGCTGAGTTTTGTCTAAGAAAATCATCGGTTGCTTTTAAAGTTTGTGTTAATTTTAGAATAGCAGGATCTCCTGCAACTGTGTTAATCGCAAAAAATTTTTCATAAGCTTTATCTATTGTTGCTGCGTTTTTTTTAAATGTTTCAACAGCTTGGTTGTAGACTTTTTGCGATAAAAAAGAATGTGTGTAAATTGGTGCGATAGTTGCAATATTTGAATCCATAAATCCATTAGAAAATGTTTTTTCTGCTGATAACATTCTTCTATCCATTATTTTAGAAATGTATGGAAATACACCAACAGTTTTAAAGTATGATTGACCTAATCCAGATAGGGGACCATCTCTCATTGCTGCAAGTAAAGGTATCTCGTATCCGTTGTCCCGTGCAAATTTTGCAATTTCCTTTTGAGTTATTCCCGTAGTGCCAAATAATTTATTTAAAATTCCACCAGATGCCATCAATAGTGGTGTAAGCGCAGCAGCTCCAAAATTAAATAATGCAGCATTCTTTGCTTCAACCATAGCTCTGTCTAAAACATTTAATTTATCTATTTCTTTTTTAGGCATGTTACCTAAATCTTCCAGTAGGCCATCCATTAAAGCAGGTCCGACAGTTTTATTCATTAAATCATAAGTTGCAGAACCCACTCCAGCACCTATTGTTCCAGATGCAGCAACTGCAAGTTCTCCTCTTCCAAGAGGACTTCTAATGGCTCTTTCACCTAAATCTAATGTTTTTCCTGCTAATCGTGCTGCACCTTTTAAGAATCTAAATCTACCAGGAAGTTTGTCTGATAGTTTTTCAAAAAAAAATTTCTTACCTTGTGTAAGTTTCATTCCTGTCATGCCAGTTTGTTTATAAGCATCAGCAATTTTATCTTTCATGTAGTTTGCTGCCATAAAAGAAGCTGATACATCCCCAGCTAATACAGCACTACTTCTACCAGATAAAATAAAATCTCCTCCTGGAATTGATGATTCATCCATTCCAAGTGCTGCAGCTAAAGGATCTTTAGCTACTGTTTCTTGTTTAGCTAAATCTTGTCTAGCTTTATCTCTTTTGATAGCAATTTTTCTTAAATCACCTTTTAAATAACCTTTTTTAAAAAATTGATCTACAGCTCTTAATTGAAGTGGATTTAATGTTTCAGGAGCAAAGGTGTTATCATCAATAGTTTTTTGAACTTTATTTAAAAATTCTTGTCTCTCTGGTGAAAGTTTTTCAGCCATTAGTTAACTCCAAAAAGGTTAAATAATTCAGCGTCTGTCGTTGGCACTGATCTTTGTGCTTGTCCCAAAGCTTGATCAATAGGAGCTATTAATCTTGCTACGTCATTGGGAGTATTACCCATTTGATAGAACCTAGATAATCTAGCAGCATTTTTCTCTTCTACTTTTTTTAATAACTGTTCATATTTTTGTATAATTTTTGCATCTGGTTCTCCCGATAAAGTACCAGTTAATTCTTCAATTAATTGTAAGTCTCTGTTTGTCAATCTGTCTTTGTCTTTCAATGCATTAGCCAATGTATATGTTAACATTCTAGCATTAACCTGTAATTGACCTAAAACTTCTGACGCGCTCTTAGGACCATCAGCAGTATTTATTACAGCGTCTGGATTTTTTTTCATATAAGCTTCTGTAGCTTCTGTAAAATCATCTAAAATTCTTGTTGTACTTTCATCAAAAGTTTCTTTTGAAAAAATACCTTTAGCATTATCGTATTTTTCATTTTCTCCAATACCGGATTGAGTAAAAGTATTTCCTACAGATCCTTTAAACCCTTCAGCAATCTCAGATGGTATGTTTCCAATTGTTTCTGCAAATTTTAAAATTATTCCAGATGCACCAATTGCAGTTTTACCTTCAGGTGTTTTCATTAAAGCTATTTGTTCTTTAAGAGTTTTAGCAGCCATTGCACCATCAGCAACAAGTCTTAAGTTATCTACATAAGCTGAAGAATCTTGTTCAGGAAAGAAAGTTGCATCTACAGTGCTTACTTCTTTTTCAGCACCAGTTTGCGGATCAAAAATAAAAATTTGTGCAGTATCTTTATTTTGGAAAGCTTCATAATATTGACCACCCATAGAAATTGAACCTCTTTGTCTTTTAATTTTACCTCCTGCATCCATAGCCTCTTTTAGCATGTCATTTCTTGCTTCTATCAAATCAGAGTTGTAACTTAAAACAGTTGAAGCCCAGTCTCTGTAAGCTTCATCATTCTTCATTTTGACTAATACCTTAGCATCAATTGCAGGGCCTAAAGCATTACCAAATACTTCAGCTAGTCCCCCCAAACCACCTTTCATAGTTTTACCTGATAATAATCCAGCAGCTAGTTTCATTAAGAAAATTCTTTGTGGATCCATCTGAGTGTTTCTAGGATCTGCTTTTAAAAATTGTGTCATATCAATCGTGTCCGCAGCTTTTTTTGCATCTCTAATTTCTGGATCTTCAATATTATTGTTATCTGTTTGTGTACCATCTCCACCAGCAAATTCTTTTGAAATACCTGGTTTCTTTATAATTGGTGCATTGTTTTTTTCTTTTATTGTTTCTACTGTTTTTTGTTCTTTAATAAATTTAGGATGATTCGGATCGTTCACTATATTTGGAACTTGAGCATAGAGCTCATCACTCTTAATAATTTCATCTACATTACTTGACTCAATTTTGCCATCAGTAATAGCCATTGCTAAATTTGTTGCTTTATTAATATCTTTCATATCTTTTTGTACCATTAAAGCATTTCTTAATTCTTCAATTGATTTAGCTCTTTCAAATAAATCAACTCTTAAAGTTGATTCTTGCTGCATTGCATCATCAGGACTCATGGAAGCAATATCTTGATTCATTTCTATTTGTCTCTCTTTATCTTTTACATTTTGAACTAATTGATCTACATCTTGAAAATATCTTCCGTATTCTTTTGAATTATCTATATAGTCTCTCATCTCTCCAGCAACTCTTTGTTCATAAGATTTTGATCCTGGAGGGCCTTCTGGAGTTTTATCTAAACCACCTGCAACAAGACTTCTTCCTGAGCCTGCAGCAATAACCATTTTTCCAACATCACTTGATACCATTGGTCTTTGTCCTCCAAATGAAAGATCTCTGTTAAATATGTCCATAGCTTTTTTTTCAGTAATGTCATTTGCTCTTGCATAATCTTTGACTAATTTTGATTCATCTATATATCCTTTAGCACCACCCGTTACAGCCAATGCTCCACCAATACCAATAGCTCCAATTGGATTAGAAGCACCTAATCTCATACCACTCCCTAACATTCTTGAAAGTGTTTGAGCAGTTTTACCCTTTCCCAAGGCTAAAGGTATTGAAGCTAACTCACCAGCAGCAGCTGTTTTTAAAATTGGATCTGGTATTCCAGCCATTTCTGCGCCTGCATATAGTGCAGTTAAACCAGTCAAACCTTTTGCAAACTTTGCAGTACCTGCTTTAATTTTACCTTTTCCATAACCTGTTATGTATTCACCGGTATTTGGATTGTAAGAAAAGGACTTTCCTTTTGGCCCTTGAAACTGAGGGGGGAAAACTGAATATTGTGATTTGCTTAAAAATTGAGGACCTTGCGTTTGTCCAGGCCCTTGAAAGATTCCAGTCTTTGCTCTAATTAGTTTCAACGCACCTGTACGAAGTGCTTCCCTTCTGAACATAGGTCTGTTTAAAACTTTGTTTAAAGACATTAAGCTTGCCTATTTTGATTAGGTGCAAATGCTGAAAATGCTCCGATACCTGTTCCTACAGCTTGCGCAAAAGGACTAGTTGATGGAGTAGTTCCCATTGTAACACCTGATTGTGTTTTAGGTCCTGCTGCATACAAGTTAGCTAAAAATTCAGCTCTTTGATATGGTTCATATTGTTGTTGTAATGTTGATTGTCTTTTCGCATCAAGAGTTGCTTGTGCTAGTTGTCTTTGAATACCACCCGCAGCCATAAGTTGATTAATGTCTGCTTGAGACATTTGTTGCTGCTGTAAACCTAACGCTCCTAACTGTTGTCCAGCAGTCAAACCAACTTGTTGTTGTCTTTGTGCTGCACCTAGTGCTGTGTTAAATCCTTGAGCTTGAGCTTGACCCATTGCTGATAAAGTTCTTCCTTGAAGTTCTGCTTGTTGAACTCCTTCACGTCCTCCACCAAAAGCTCCTGATTGAAGAGCGGTAGCACCCATTTTATTTTGCATCATTTGGCCTTGTCTACCAATTTCATCAGTTACATATTGTTGGTAAGGGTTTAAGTATCGAGATATTTGTTGAGCACCAATTGGTGATGCTGCCCCTTGAATTTGCGAAATACCTTGTCCTACTGTGCCTGAACCAATACCTGTAATTCCTGCTTGGGTAAGACCTTGTTGTTCTAATCCACCAAAACCTGCTACTTGATAATCTGGAAGATTTATTGGTTTTTGCGCTATACTACGCGCAATATCCATTAACTCTATTTTTCTTTCTTCTATACCTGGTGCTTCTCTAACAATGTTAGTAGTTGTTGATGGTGGAGCTGCTCCTCCGCCTCCTCCTCCGAAAAAACTCATATTATTATCCTATCCATTTTTCTAGTTGTACATGTTTCTTTTGCCATCCCCATTTTTTGGAAACTTTTTCCCATCCAGGTCTGGCCATAATACTCATTCTTTTACATTTATTTGCTTTTGCAAATTCTGTAACTGAATTAATTAAATTGTCTTCCCATAATTCTCTTCTCTTTCCTGTACATATTACAATCTCGTATTGATTGTAGTTAGGCATTACACCAATTCGGCCAACACAAATACCAAATACTTTATTTTCTTCAGACTCATCAGAACCAAACATGATCCAACATTGCATCATATCTTTTTTTAATTCGTTCATAACCCAAGGAGACTCAGCATACTTTCCAGAAAAAGCTAAAGCCTCTGAAACCATGAATTCAGCTAAAGGCCAAAACTTTTCTACATCTTTTGGTTCAAGAGGTAAAATACTTACTAATGGTTTAATTTGTTTTTTGTTTGCTGTTGCCATTTGCCTCCTTTAATAAATCAAATACTCTTTTGTATCTTGATTGTTGTTCATAAAAATACTTAGCACCTTTTTCTCTCATGTCTTTAATGCTATTTGGGTTAGCCCCTGCAATAATACCAGCTCCTAATACACCATCAGCTCTTGTTACAAATTCTCCATCTGCTAATTGAGCCAACATAGTATCTTCATCTTTATCACCAACACCAGCACCATCTTCAACATATCCAGTTGCTCTTACATAATTGTTAGAATCATTTTCATCATGTGATGTTTTTGAAGGTAAGTAATTAATACCACCTTCGTTAAATTTTTTAATCTCTGCTAGACCACCTGTGTTAAAAGTTTCTTTAGATACGGAGTAAGGTCCTATTCTTCTATCGTCCAGACCTGCTTCTTCAGGTGAATACATTTGTTCGTATTCTTTTTCTTGTCCTGTTTCTGGATCTATGTAAGTATATTTTGGTCTTTCTTTTTTAAGATCTAAGTAACTCATGTTGTAACCAGGCATATAAATATCAGTTGGTCCTTGATTAAAAGCACCTGCTAAATATGAACCACCTCCTACAGCTAATCCGACTTTTAGTGGATCGTATCCTTCAATAATATTTCCTTTAGCATCTTTATTTCTAAGAATATCTAATAAACTTCCACCATCATTTACAGGACCTGAGTTTTTTTTATTTCGGATCATATCCGAAGCAAAAGTTGCTTCGCCTGTCGCATTCATGTTTGGATACATAGTTGGAGCAACAGTTGCTCTTGCTTGTGGCACACCAGGTATACCACCCAGTGATTTTGTTAAATTCATATTAGCAAATTGTTGTGATGCTGCCGATCCTGGAAACATGTTCATTCCTGCAGTACCTAAACTGTAACCTGTGTAAGCACCTACAGCGCCACCAAGTATTCTTCCAATTCCAGAAGCACCTGAATCTTTTGCTCCTTTGTAGCCTTTATAACCACCATAAGCAGCCATTGCGTAAGGTATGAGGTGTAACATTAAATATATTCTCCTTTTAAGATCTTAAGTTTGAATAATACCATTTTACTTAGGTATTATCAACTCATCGGCAAAACGTCCTTTGTATTGATGCTCACCAATATGCATGATTGGGTCGTCAATAAAGGCATGACACTTACCACCTACGTCTTTCCAAAGTTTACAAAAACTAAAATCCTCACCTAAATAAGTCTTAGTTTTAGGGTCGTGCATTGTATCAAAAAAATTCCACAGGTAAGGCCTGTTTACATATTCACCATTGATAACCGTTTTTTGAACTATGTTTTTATCTGGATATTCTTTAATTAATTTATCAAAAACTGATCTTTTAATTAACATACATCCGGTAGGGCTGTGCGTGACCTCAATGACACCTTTATTAACAACTATATCATTGGTATCCGCTACCCTCATAGGATAACTATTTGTCCATTTTTGTATGTCGTCTGGTTTTTTAACATCACCTTTTTTAATTGCCTCTAATGCTTTTTTCCAATTAAATGTTTTTAATGGATAAGGTATAGAAATAACGTCCTTATCTCTATCAATCATTTTAAATATAGACTCAGCATTCATTAAAATATCTGAATCTACAAATAACATATGTGTCATGCCCGATTCAATAAATCCTGAAACACAAAGATTTCTACCTTGTGTAACTAAAGATGATTTTAACAATTGAAATTGTACTTGCACCTTTTTCTCTAAACACATTTTTTGTAGCTCAAGTAAACCTTGTGTATAATGTATTGAACAATCACTATGAACAGGAGTGGCAACAAACAAGGACATTTTATCCTTACGTTTTCCGGTATCCGTTGTCCAAATAGGATTAATTCTTTTTTCGTATTCTGTTACTGCAATAGGATCCGAAGTTACTTTAAGGTCTTTTAGTGTTTGGTATGTGTCTTCATTAACATATTCATTTATTTTTTTCATAAAGAGCTCCTTTTAAAAAACTTGTCCACTCATCGCCCTTTTTTTCCCAACTATAAAATCTTTTGTAAAATCTTTGTTGTTCTTCCAAATGTTCTTGAACATAAGTCTTATGTAAATACTGTGAGGCTACTTCAATAGCTACCGCTGTATCTTTTGCCATTTGTTCATAATTAGTATCATAATTTATATATACAGGCCACTCAGCACATGTTTCATATAACGCACCAAAATTATTTGTAATTACATGAACTCCAGCAGCAAGCGCTTCTAGGGCTGATGCACAAAATGTTTCTTCAAAATTACTTGGATAAACATACAAATCGTAATTAGTTATATGTTCTAAGATATATTCATTTGGTTTATATCCAATATAATTTACATTACCTAATTGTCTTGCTTGATCGTATAAAGGTTTAAAATCTTTTTCATTTTTATTAGAAAAAGCATCTCCATAAACTTTTGAAGAACTATAAACATCTAAAGTAATATTAGGGTTTTTTACTAATTGCATAGCTGCAAGAAGTATATTCAATCCCCTCCATGGAGTATTATGATGCAAAATTTTAATTGGATCATCTTTTTTATATACTTTTCTCTTAGGGAAATTACTTGTACCATTTTTAATTACAATTGATCTTCCTGTTGGTATGTTAAAAATGTATCTAAATTTTTCATAATTCCAATGACTGTTAAAAATATACCAATCATATTTGTCATGATTTTTAGGATCAGAAAACCAAGAGTGTAAGTTTGATTGATCATATGAATTTTTTTGCCAAAGTATATTTAGTTTATTTGGATCAATAGGAACTTTACCTGGTATTGATGTACAAATTTGTACTTGATCTAATAATTCTTTCGGAACATGCTTGTGAAGCATCTCCATTTGTAGCTCAGTAGCTCCACGTGGTTCCATTATTTCTTTGTATGTGCGCCCAAGGTTACTCTTGTTACAGTTATTTCGAGGTCTTGTCTAAAATCATCCACAGTAGTGTCAGTATTGGGGTTAGCAACATCAGAATTAAAATCATCTTTGCTAGCATATACCTTACCTGTTCTTTTATGTTTGATAATTTCTTTAGTTTCTGCAGGAATTTTAACTAGATCATTCATTTTTGTCTACGACCTTGTCTATTATATTTTTTATTATTTTGCAACTTCTTTTTTTTATTCGGATTTTTACTATGTCGTCTAGGTCTTTTTCTAGGTTGATCTCTAACAACAAAGTCTTTAAATTTTCTAGCCATTTTCCTGTGATCTGTCTATGAGCGCATAACTAACTGCACCAGTAATTGTGTTTGCACTTCCTGCTTGAACTTTAAGGACATCACTTGCTTCCATATTTAAACTTGATGTTATCATGTTTGTAAAATTTTTGTTTAATTGTGCATGACTTACTTCAACATCCGATCCTCCAGATTTTTGTAAAAAAACATCTACGTCCACGTTTGAAGCAGTTTTATGGTTTGCTTGAAATGATTTAACAATAATAGTTGCATCAGTAGGACAAGTAAGAACCGTTGTCTTATCTGTGTTTGTTAAATCAAATGTTTCGCTTTTATATCTAATTGTCATTGCATAAAGTAATTAAACGTATCTTGTTCATTTTTCAAGTCTTGTTGATACGATGTATTTAATTGATTTTCAATAGTAGCTAAACCTTGGTTTATTTGTCTAAAACCTTCCGCTGAATATTCTTGTGGGGGCTCAGGTACATAAACATTTATTTTTGCCATTATCTTCGTCCATCTACATTAACGTCTGCTCTAAATGTACCAAATCTCCATGTTTCATTAACGGCTGTGTTTTGTATTTTAATATTTGCAAGTCTTCCTCTAGCTCTTGTATCTATTTTTTGTGTAGTTGAGTTTATAGTAAAAGGACCTAATTGTGAACTTGTTCCTGCATCGACAGGAAAATTTTTAAGAAATATTGTTACTACAGCGTTACCTTGTAAATTTTTAAAATCAGGTAAAAATCTACTAACTCTTAACAAGTACTCACCATCTCCTTCAGTTGGTAAATCAAAATCGCCTGATTGTATGTAAGCTGGAATTGCTGTTGTTGTACCATTTAATGCTACCTCATTATTTCCTACTTCATGTGCATAATATAGTGAAGACCCAAATGTATTAGTCGCTCCACTTAAAATAGGTAACGATGGTGTACTTGTTGTAGTATATTCAGTTGCATAAGGTACGTCATAAGTACTAGCATCTGCATAAGAACTTCTAGCAAGACTCATCGTTGACCAAGTATTTTCCACATAATTATAAGTTACTGATCTATTATTTTGTGTAGCAGGATTTCCCGAAGGTGTTCCTGCAGGATAGAACCAAACTATTTCATTAAATAAAGAATTGTGAGACGCATAAATAATTTCATTAGAAGAATAGTTTACCCCAACATTTGAACCGGTAGTCGTGAATACAAAATCTTCTACAAGTGATGGAAGTAATTTAACTGTACCATCAAATACAAAGAATCCTCCTCCTGAACCCATCCAATAAACCCTACCATCTGCGTAAACAACTGCGTGTTGACCAATACATCCACAGTTAGAACCCACTTGTCTTATTGAAAAAGTAAATGGAGGACCAACAAATTGCATAGTATAAGCTGCTTGGTCTGTTAAAATTAAATTATAATCCTTACCTGAAACGGCAGCTACAATTTTATTACCTGTATCCAATCTAAAAGTACCCGCTGTATTAACTGACGTTGGTTGATAAACACTGTAATTTTCTTGATCACTAAATCTAATAAACATAGGATCTTGTGTTGTTGTATCTCCTATTGTTGTTTCAGTTCCAAAATGAACAACGTGTCTATCTCTATCTGAAGTAATGGTAAGTCTTGTTTTTGTAGGAGCTCCAGCCATGATTACAGCTCTAACTTCTAAAGGATTTGACACAGCTGGATTCCATACAAAAGTTTTACCATCTTTAACTGTAGCAATTAATTGCGCACCAAAATTATCAAGTGACCATGATCCAGGATCTAGAACAACTGAAGAAGTTGTAGAACCTGAACCCCAAGTTAATCTACTCCATGTACTTGTACCCCAACCATAACCATAAGTTTGAATTGTAGGGCCTATTTCTTCGTAAGGATTAATACTAGCACTCCCTGCAGTAGACATACCTGTACCAGTTTCATTAGATTTCATTTGTATTGTAAATGTATTTGTTGTTACGGTTAATATTTCAAAAGTAAAATCTTGAAAATTAGCAACCGTAAAACCTGTTGCACCACCTCCTGGTAGTGATACGGAAGTAAATGTAATATATTCACCAACGTCTAAACCATGACTAGCTTTAGTAACGGTTACTACATTTGAGTTTTGTGTTGATGTAAAAGTTGCACCAGTTATTGCTGTTGCAAGTGGTGTAACGTCATAAAATTT